CTACTAATTCCATAGCTTCAATATCTAGAAAGACTCCTTCATCTGGAGTCACGAACATTAATTTCATCCCTTTATTGTTGTAGGTGATGCTATTTATTTTTGTGAAGTTTTCACATAGTTTATGGATGAGATTATAAAATGTATAAATAACAGCATGGGTGCGTGTGAATGTGTAACAACACAAGAGGCAAGTGTGAACGTTTTTAAACAACTCACAGAAGGAATAACTGGGGTAGCATCTCGAATGCAGGTGGGGTTCCTCCCAGTCACGCAAACTACTTAGAGAAGGCAACTTTTGGTTGCCTTTTCTTTTGGGCAACATCCTTAACAAAGAAGTCAGGCGTATATCCATCAAAGCCGCTACCTGCATTCAGTAACGACAGCATTCTATTTGCATCTTCTGCACTTTTGGTGATATAGAGATTTAACCCAGAAGACTTCTCTAGGACATGAAACTCTCTTGAAACCTTCTTCACAAGGTAGAGCATTACTTTTTATTCTCTAACTTCTTAATTCTAAGGTCTAGTTCGGGCCACACATCAAACTCGTGGAGTTCTTTACATGGGTGACTATTCTTCTCTAGTTCAATGATTCTGGCTTCTAGTTCATCGATTTTCTTTGAGACGTTTGGGTACTTGGTTTTCCAAGCAATGTTCTCTTTGTCGAGGATATCAATGCCATACCTTTCTGTTGCCCAGTCTGCAATATCGTCAAAGCGATTATAGCACCAGATGCCAGCCCTTGTATCTTTAAACCACTTAGTTGATGCGGCACCCAACAGCGACCCCGCAATACTGCTTACCATCCACAACCACATAAGTTTCTCCTAACTAATAAGTCTTATTACTCGATGAATTCTTCCCGATTTCATCAATGAGTTGAATTTTTTCCAATATTTTGTTATCATGTTTCCTTTATTTAAATCCACCGAAGTTTGGTTTTTTGTCTCCGGTTCTTTTTCTGTACGATATAACACTATCGTCATTACCCTCTTTTCGTTCTTCTTTCATGCGACTAGCAAAGTTACCTTTGTCTGCAACAGGAGTATCATCAACTAAGTCTTGTGCCGAATCTTCAGCATCAAACAATTTCATCTTAGATCGATCAATTCCAATTACAAAACGTTTCAGATAGTTTGTGTCGCCCCATCTGTTTTTTAATTGCTTTACCATAAGTTGACCTAGACCCTCTAACTCTTCAGTTGAGATTAAGCCAAACATAAAGTCAGCAGTAGCAGGTAGACCGAACGATTCAGAAGTATCTTCTAAGTTCAAATCTGAACTACTATAGCCAGTACGGGTTGTCTGTGTCGCACTTAAGATTGGCACATTAAACTCTACTGCTAAACCACGTAACTCTTCTGCAATTGCTTTAATCATTGTGTAAGAATTGACATTAGCACCTGCCCTCAATCTAGCACTTGTGCATATATTTAGATAATCTATATACACGATATCTGGATGGAAGTTTTTCTTTAGCTTCAATTCATTCAAAAGATGTCTAAAGTGTGCAGAGCCTGCGCTTGCTGTAGGATATTCTTTGACAATCAACTTACCAGTTGTCTTGCCTCTCACTCTATTAATTCGCTTCATATACACATCTTTAGGTATCTCTTGCAAGGCATCAATAGTGGTATTCAGCAAGTTGGCATCAATACGTTCAGCAATCTTTTCTTCTGCCATTTCCATAGTGATGTATAGAACGTTCTTACCATTCATAAGATTTGCAGATGCACAGTGGGTCATGAACAAAGTTTTACCGACACCAGTACCAGCTAGAGCAATACTCAGAGACTTACGAGATAGACCACCTTTAGTGATCTTATTGAATAAGTCCAAATCAAACTCTACTTTGTCTTCTTTTGTGTGATAGAAGGCATATCGATCTTCGGGCTGTTCTAGAAAATCGTGACCAATGTTTTGATCAAAAGACACACCGAGTGCCTTAGTCAACAGATCAGGAATAGAACCCTTATCTAAGTTGGCGTGATTGCCATCTAACACAAGAATGGATTCACGTACAGCGTTGAAGACTGCCTTGTCTTGGCAGAACTTCTCAGTTTTATCAACGATCCATTCTAAATCAGTTTTAGGATCATATTCTAAACCTTCGATTGTTTCAACTATAGTAGTATACTGGTCGTCTGATATATTGCTTTTTTCATCGATAGCAATCTTTAAGGCGCTTTTTGTTGGTATACTATTATAGTCTGCAATGTATTGTGTTATACTTTTGAAGACCATTTTCTCAGTAAAGTCACCGAAGTACTCTTCACTGAGAAATGGTATAACTCTTCGCATGTAGTCTTCATTATGTAAGAGTCCCGCAAGAACGGTGGTTTCAATCATTCGCTACTGTCTCCTCATTAGCGATTGGAGCTTCTACACGATCTGGTACTTGACTGTCATCATTGATGAGACCCGCACTAGAAGCAATAGTATACACGTTTTCAATGTGTTTGGCAAGACCAGTTTTTTCAAACATCATCAGCCAGAACTCTTTATTGTCAACGATCTCTTTTGCTCTCATTAACTTCTCAGTTAAGACTTCACCAGTGTCGGGATTGAGTGCTTCGTACCATCCAACTTTAGGCTTATGCACAAAGCCAGCTTTCTCTGCCACTTCAAGTAGTCCAGACCACTTCATAATACCACCATCAAACGTAACGGTAATTGGTATCTGAGATTTCTCACGTACATGGCGAGACTTCTCGATATTAATAACAAAGTGGTAGCCCTTAATCTCTTGACCTTCTTTCTCTTGTCTACGACCGATAATCCAAATCGCATCGGCAGAATAATATGCACCAGTACCGCCGGATACGATGTCTTTAGGGAACATGCCAATCTCTTTGTACGTGTGATTGACACAGATCAAAGGAATATCTTTCAGATTAAGGTGAGGTGTCACAATACGGAACAAAGATTTCATCTGCTTTGCACGTGACATGTCTGCTACCGACTTACCGTCCATAGCATCGTCTACTTCTTTCTTAGATGCAAGATTACCAATTGAATCGATAACAATACAAACATTGTCATCTTTATTCAGATCATTTAGCTGATTGGTAATATCGAACTTCAACTGCTCAACGTCAGTGATTGGCGTATGAATAACACGATCCATATCAATACCAAACGACTGAAAGTACTCCGGAGGAGTACCAAACTCACTATCATAAAACAAGATGACGCCATCTTTATGCTTCTTCTGATGTGCGGCTGCCATAAGCAACGCAAACGCTGATTTGAAATGCTTAGATGGACCTGCTAACATTAGCAAGCCTGGACTTAGTCCGCCATCTAGTCGACCAGACAATGCAACATTTACCATAGGCACAGAAGTTTGTGCCATTTCTTTCTTACCAAAGACTTTTGAGTCCATGATAGGCGCAGTTGATTTGATCGTTGAGTTTTTAGCCAATCTTTCCATTAACGATGTCATATTTTATTCTCCATTCATAATTTTATAAAGCTTATCGGCAAACGCATCGATCTTTTCATATCGATTCGGCCAATAAATATAGTCTTTCTCTGGATTCGCCTTCAAGTTATCCAGTAGCGGTATGATGTTATCATACAAGGTTTTTGCACGTGTGTCAACACTTTTAATCTTTTCTACGAGAACTTCGTGTTCTTCGTTTGCTTTTCGAACTGATTCAAGTTCGTGTTCGTCTACGGCTGTAAAGCCAAAATCAAATATATCGTCTGTCATGAGAAAAATCCCTCCAATGAGTTTATATGTTCAAGTTCCCAGTTGATTGCGTCAGACACCATCTTCAGTGGTTCTTTGAACGTTTTGTTAAATTGAGTTTCATAGTCAACATCACTATCTAGACCAAACTCTTTAGGCAAAAACTGTGGAAAAGATATTACATTTTCCATCAAAGGATTAGGCATCTTCATATAACAGAATTTTACTTTACTGCCATTCTTAACTTCTTCTACGGACAGACCATGTTTCTTGATCTGCTGATTGAAGAGAAGTGCGCCTCTGACGTGGATAGGAGTACCTTTCTTATAGATGGTATTTCTATCTTGCCACTTCTCAATATCACTGACACCACGAGGAAACGATACGTCTTCAGGTGGTAAAGATTTGAACTCTTCATAAAAATTCTTTACGAATTCTTGTAGTTCTTTCTCAGTAGAGTTAAGCATAATTCGGTATGCTTTTACGAATTTATCACGAACCACTTGTGGTGTAGAAGACTTCACAGCTTCAATGCCCATGATCTTTAGTTTGGGTTCAGCGTATTGTACCCCTTCGTTGTTATATACGTTAAGTATATAGCGTTTCTTTGCCATCCATATGCCCTTATCAGCGATAGCTTCACGTGCCATCACCATTCGGTTGTCATATGCATTCATACTTTCAAACAGATTGTGATACGCTTTCTCTAAGATAGGTACTAGTTTTTGTTCACACGCTTGATCAATAAACTTCACAGGATCTTTTGGCTTCACTGCTTCTACCAGAGGTCCCATGTTTACATACAATGAATCAGTGTCCATCGCAATCACATAGTCTTCACCTTCACTTTTCAATATCTTGTTCATTGCAGTGTTCATGGCTTGCTCTGCCCATTTAATCGATAACTGACCAGACAAGGTAATGCCTTCTGCAATGAGCATTTCAAAGTATCTGAAGTACTGATTGCCGAGTGCGCCATAAAGAGAGTTCAACAAAATCTTAATAGCCTGTTGAGTGTTTTCAAGTCTATTTATTTCTCGTTTTAGTTCTGGTGAATTTTTAGACTCATTTTCTTGTTTAAGTCGAAGCATATCTTTTTTGATCGAAGCACGTTCATCATATAGACCAATAATGATTGTCGGGAATACACCACGTTCATCTTTACGATACATCGAACCGTTTGCGGCGACAGACAAGTTGCGTTCACGTGGTTCTTCTGACACTGGATTCTTTAGATAATGCTCAACACCGCTTGCAGTGAAATCATCGCCCTTTACCAAAGTCTCTGGTGACATGTTGTATTGCACAATCAGATTTGGATACAGAGAGTTTAAGTCAAATGATGTTACCCATTCAGTCATACCTACTTTAGGCTCTTTTACATAGCCACCAGGATATGGATCTTTGTGTTTACGAACTGCGGGTGGCACTGCAATTTTGCGATCACTCAGATATCGATATATGATTGAATCCCATATACCAGTAGTGCCGAACGCATCATTGTAGTTTACGCCACCCTTGTACGCCACAATCAAAGCCAAGTCCATCAGACCAGTTTGCTTATCA